AATGGTGTCGTAATGCCTATACCTAGTGGGTTAATCATATTTAAAGATAGCGAGACAGTTGAGAGAGCTACAAAATATTACGAATCCAGAGAAGAGGGGCATTATATTTGCCTGATATACCCTAGACGCTGCTCAATATAAATAATTTAAGTAAATATTACAATAAGCCTTTAATATGCCTTATTAAATTGAAAAAAATACACAGTAGTATACAAAAGTCTTTTAAAAGAGCTTTGACTGGTATACAATTGCATTCAAGGGAGGTCATTACATGAAAACAAACAGAAAGTTAATTAAAGATTGGGTTAGAAAAGCGAAAAGAACAAACCCAGGCGTAGAAATAGATGCAATTAAATTTTTAGGCGTTTCGTTCTCAACATGGAGAAATATTCTCTACGTTCAAGGACACTGTCCAAACGAAACTACCAGAGAGCTGTTGGCGCAATTCACTGGTTTAGATGAAAAAGAACTGTTTCATACAATCGAAAAAGAGGGTGAAGCAGCTTAGTCACGGATTGACTCTACAAGAATTATTGAAATTAACAAGACTAAATAAATAGTAGTGAAATATCTACATGGCGCAGTCGTGCGTCTGCTTGGAGGCAATTATGGATTTTAGTGGTGGAAGAACTTGCTCAGTTTGTGGCTCAAGAATAACGGATGGAAACCCAGACGGCATCGGTGTTGAGTGTAGAGCATCTTACTCTAAGGCTAGAAGCATAGTTTTTTTTGATGTGAAAGAAAGAGCATTTGAATTTTACGGAATTAAAGCGTCACTGGTTATGCCTTTATTTATAGAAACATTTGGCTCTGTAAAATTCAGATCAAGTTTCAAAAAGTCTTTCTATCCCTCAATAGTGGAGCAATGGGAAGAAAAAGGCTTCATATCTAAGAAGCAATTAGAAATTTGTGAGAGCTGGCTTTACTACAAGGTTCACTATTCACACTTGCAAGAAATAGAGGATGAAACGAATAAGATGAAAAAACTACTAATAGAACAATGGAAACCAAACAAAGAAGAACAAGAAAAAATAACTAATCTTGCCAATAAGTTCAGACATGAATTTAGAGACGCAAGTTAAATGCTTGGAGGCAAACATGGCAACATTTAACGATGATTTTACTTTTCATTATGAAGTTGGAGAAAGACCAAACGGCGAAAAAGTTAATCTAACAATTTTAGTTCGTCACAATATTGTAGTGAGAACTTACGAAGATAACGAGTCAACAATTGAGAGATTAGAGATTTTAAAAGAGGGCGATCTATCAAGCCTTACTGAGATAGTTAAATATGCTGCCCCTGATATCTATGAAGAAATTGAGACAAAAGCACAGGATGAAGTAGATAAAAGATTCTCTCTCTATGAGCGCAATGGTGACTTAGAAGATTTAGAAAGCGAAGAGGTGGCGTAATGAAAAACTTTATAAACAAAGTAAATGAAATACAAAAAACTCTTAAAGCTCCTAAGGGGCAATTTAACTCTTTTGGAAAATACAAGTACAGGTCATGTGAGGATATTTTAGAGGGCTTAAAGTCTGTTCTTGGTGATCTTGTTATCACAATAAGTGATGAAATTGTAATGGTTGGTGATCGTATATACATCAAAGCCACTGCAAAGCTAACTGATGGTGAGAACTCAATAGAAAATTCTGCTTTTGCTAGAGAGTCTTTAAGTAAAAAGGGCATGGATGACTCGCAAATAACAGGTACAGCGAGTTCTTATGCAAGGAAGTACGCTCTAAACGGTCTTTTGTGTATTGATGACAACAAAGATGCTGATACTCAAGAGCCTATAAAGTCGGCAACAAAGTCTCAGCTTGATGAAATAAAAAAGCTGATTGACCTAACCCAAACGGATTACGGAAAATTCTTTGGATATCTAAAGGTAAAGTCACTTCAAGAAATAAATGCAGATCAAGTTGTGTCAGCAATGAACCTTCTAAAACAAAAGCAAAAAACAATGGAGACTGAAAATGTATAAAATAATAGAATGTACACAGGGCGAAGACGATTGGTTTAAAGCAAGACTTGGAAAGGTCACAGCTTCAAACTATGACCAAATAATAACTAAAACTGGAAAATTATCAGCTTCACATGAACACGTTATAAATCGTGCCGTCGCTGAGTTAATTCTTGGAAAGCCTGACGAGTTTTATAAAAGTGAAGCAATGGAGCGAGGAAATAGATTAGAGCAAGTAGCTTTGGATTTCTTCAACTTCTCTTATGACCATAATTTTAAGCCTGTGGGCTTCTTAGAGTCCGATCTTGGCGGCTTCGGCTGTTCACCTGATGCAATTGATCTTGATAAAAATATTGGCTTAGAACTCAAATGTCCAATGGCTCATACTCATGTTGGTTATTTAAGTGCTAACGAATTGCCTGCAAAATATATGCAGCAAGTTCAAGGCTCAATGATGGTAACTGGTTTCGATCAATGGATATTCGGATCATACCACCCTGAGATTATGGGACTTCATGTTGTCGTTAATCGTGATGAGAAATTTATCAAGTCTATGCAAGAAAAAATCTTAATTTGTACTGAATTAATCAAAGAAAAATATGAAAAATTAAGGCTTCTCCAAGCGGCCTAAGACGTATCTGCGGCAGTTAACTTTGATCGGTTTTGGGCCTGTCGCAGATATTTCTTGAATTAACAAAAAGGATTAAAAAACGAGTGATTGGTTTATATTAGACGATAGAAATTATAAGTAACAGAGAATGGGATAATGCAATAGATAAAATAGGCGGCATTGCTTACAACATCAGAAAAACTAGAGGTTTATAATGGCAAAGAGATTTACGGATACAAATAAGTGGGACGACAACTGGTTCTTGTCTTTAAGCCCAGAATACAAACTATTTTACAATTTCATACTAGACAAGTGCGACCATGCTGGAATTTGGAAAGTTAACTTTAAGCTTGCAAACTTCTTAATTGGAAAAACTTTCAAAGAAGAAAAAGTCTTGAGAGAGTTTTCTGGAAGAATTGTCCCGATCTCAAAAGAGTATTGGTACGTTTCAAAATTTATAGAGTTTCAATATGGTCAATTAAGAGAAAAAAATAACGCACACAGAGGTGTTGTTAAAATATTAAGTAAATTCAATATATTAGACAGCACCTCACTAGCCCCTAGTCAGGAGCTTATAAGCTCCTATGTAAGGGCACAGGATAAGGATAAGGATAAGGATAAGGATAAGGATAAGGATAAGGCAATTACGAAAAAAGGCTGCCTGGAAAATCTTTCTGGAGACTCCGAAATTGAAACATTCTTATGCCAGGTATCCCATGATGTTCAAAAAAGATGGCTAGAAATATATTCAGTTGAATTTATCAAGAGTGAAACATCAAAGGCTATCATCTGGATTCTGTCCAACCCAGGCAAAAAAAGAACTAACAAGGCAGGCTTTATGACTAACTGGCTTAGTCGGGCAAGTGAGAACTCAAAAGTTACTAAAGGCAAATTTTATAGAGAATCTGCACAAGAAAAACAAGATCGTATTTTAAACATGGAGAACCCTTATCATGCTAACGGAAACTGAAAAAGCAGTAGTATTTGAAAACCTTAAAGGTCTAGCCGCTGTATTTGAAAGCGATAAGACACCCCAGGTTCTGAGAATGTACGTTGAAAGCTTATGTGAAAATAATCTTCAAGATATTTTAAAAACAATTAAATGGGCAATTTCAAACTGTAAATTCTTCCCCAGACCTGCTGAGCTGCTAGAAAGAATTAACCCAAAGGCAAGTCGCGAAGATGCTGACTACTTGGCTGGGCGCGCAATATGGGCAATCAACCAATTTGGAATATATCGAGGCAAAGAAGCAAAGTTGAGCATAGGCCCAGAGGCCTGGAATGCGGTCATAATGATCGGAGGATGGTCAACCCTATGTAACACGTCACCTTCCGAACTTGGAACGCTTAGAGCGCAATTAAGAAACAATTGTATGGCATCAATAAACAAAGAAGAAATTATTGATCGTGAGCAAAAAAGAATCTCTAGTAGGAATAATCTTTTGAGTGTCGTACAGTCTTTGTCAAATAACGCGACAGAAGAAAATAAAGAGCCAGAAATAAAAGATGATTACGCAAACCAATTGCAAGCTTTTGAAATCAAAAAATCAGAAGCAGCAAGATTATTCAGAGAATATTTAGAAAGTATTGACGATTAACCGCCATAGAGGGGCATAACTAACAACGTGTGTTTATACTTGCCTGGTCACCTCTTTAAAGGGCCAGGCTATTAACTTGAATTGTGAGGGTTTTTAATGAAAAAGTTTAAGATTAAGCAAAAAGATAGTATACGCATTGAGCTTGGAGAGTATTCTACCACTATAGTTGTTGGGGTGCTGCATGGTAAAATGTTTATTAGTGTGAGAGATAGCGGAATTAGAAGTAACTCTTATCCAAAAAAAGCCGATGTCACCATCCTGGAGGGAGGTCAAAGTGGCGAGGCCATATTTGATGGGGTTAAGGTTGCTTTTCACATAGAGGATAGAATTGGTAGCGCAAAATACAACACAACATTTTTCTTTTATGACGATGTTGAGGGTGTTTTTATTGATAAATTAACAGCAGGAAACAAGAAAACAGAGGATAAGGAATGGGGCGAAATTAATGATGGCTCATGGATGGGTGGTGGTCACTCTGCTATATATTAGGGGAATTATGAAAAGAATTAACAAGGTAAAAATTGACGTTACAAATATGAATCAAGCGCAAGAAGCTAAAGCAATCAAAGCCTCTGAGTTGATGCTTGTTTTTTTTAAGAGTGATTTCTTTAAGAATAAAATTTACTCTACTGACTTTTCTAAGCTACTAGGAGCATCAAAAAATTGCATAAGTAGAAAGTTGAATTTCGATAAAGATAAAATATACAATCTTTTTATGACAGGTAAAGAAGAGTGGAATGGAGTTGAAGACTACGAGATTGATTTGAAAATTTCGACTTATTATACTTGGAGAGGCGTTGTTGGTTACATAATTCCAATGAAGCCGACAATCTGGGTTAATACTAAGTTCTTTAATAATTACTCACCCAGAAAGGTTGGTAATAACGGCTCACACGAATGGAGCCACACATTAGGTTTTAGACATTCTGGGAGGTGGCTTAGAGAGTCTCTCCCCTATTTAATTAATGCTTGGTGGGATGAATTTTGGAATGGGGATTTTTCAGAAATTGAAACTCCAAAGCCAATTAGTACAGAAAAATACGAAACTGTCTGTAGGCGAGTGTGGTGGAAATTATGGCTCGGTAAGGCTTGTTATAAGGTGGTGACTATATGAGCGCTGCAAGAGGCTTCACAGTCGCCCTACTCTGTTCGTTAGTTTTTTGGGCTTCTATTTATCTTTTATTTATTAAGGCTATTTTATGACTAGAAAAACTTCATTAAAAAGCAAAAAAGACCTAATAACAAACTCAATGCTTTCTCGTTTGACTGACTTCCAAATAGAAACAAAAGATAAAGTTTTAGAGAATTGGTGCGAAGACTTGAGGGAATTAATTGTTAACTTTGAAGATAATAAAATACTAGATCATTGTGAAAAATGCGGCTGCAATGAATTTCTATGCGGTCATAACAAGAGGTAGATATGAATAAAGAAATAAGAGAAAGAATTTTACCAATGGATTTAAGAATCAAAGAAGAAATTATCTTACTGTCAAAAATTAAAACAACTTCAAAAAAGAAGATGAAGTCTGACATAAGAAAATTTGTGAAAGATGCGAAGTTGAAATATGAGGAAGATTTAATTAACAATACTGTTTATAAAAAGGAATAACAATGGGCATAGACTTTAAAGAGACAGCGCACCTAAATATCGATAAGAAAAAGTTCAATGAAAACTTTGACCGGATTTTTGGGAAGAAAAAAGAAGAAAAACCAGAAAAGAAAAGCGAGCTTGATCTATATAAAGAAGCCCTCGACAAAAGTCACGATGTTCACTTAAAACTTACTGTTGATTATTTGGATTTGAAAAATGAAAACGATCAATTGCGAGAGGCCTTAAGCTTTATAAACGATGTAGCCCCAGCAAGTCACAAGTATAACGACATAGAGTTACAAATGGTTATGAAAGCAAGAAAAACCCTATCAGAATTAAAGCCTAGTAAGGCAATGGAGAGAGAATGAGTAAGGTTAATGTCATGCACCCATCAGAGATTTGGGAATGGTATAGGGAGGGGAGTAGGCAACTGGACAATGGCAAGGGGTTTGTATTTTTTTATGACTATAGCAAAATAAAAAAAGATAATGAAGAAATGAAAAGTTGCATAGAGTTGCTAGTTCATACCTTGTATAATGCAAATTTAACTATGGACGATAATTTTTTATATGCAGACTTAATAAAAAAGCTAGCACGATAAGGTTTATTATTATAAAGCCTAGTAAGGCTATGGAGAATGAATGGAAATTAAACACAAACTAACAGGTGAAATATTAATAAATCTTTGTGGAGCTGATCTTCGTGAAGCTGATCTTCGTGGAGCTAATCTTTATGGAGTTGATCTTCGTGAAGCTAATCTTCGTGGAGCTAATCTTTCTGGAGTTGATCTTCGTGAAACTGATCTTCGTGGAACTGATCTTCGTGAAACTGATCTTTATGGAGCTAATCTTTATGGAGTTGATCTTCGTGGAGCTAATCTTTCTGGAGTTGATCTTCGTGGAGCTGATCTTCGTGGAGCTAATCTTTATGGAGCTAATCTTTCTGGAGCTGATCTTCGTGAAGCTTATCTTCGTGAAGCTAATCTTTGTGGAGCTAAAGGGATTCTAACCTTTGTTGGTGAGAGAGACCTGTTAATCTACTTTAAGCATAAGGAGACTTACTATTTTAAAATTGGTTGCATGGAAAAAACAAGTGATGAATGGTTGAGAAGTTTTTCTGATATTGGTGCACAAAACAGATACTCTAAAGATACTACCAGCTTATATGGTGATATTATAAAGCTATTTATTCAATATGATTTAAACTTAAGCTAAAAATATTAAAGCCTAGTAAGGCAATGGAGAAAGAAATGATTGATTTAAAAGATTTGTTTGAGTCTATGATATTTTTACTAATTGTAACTGTCCCTCTTTCTATTTGGAAGATTGTAGATATAGCTATTTGGTTAAGTAAAAGTATAAAAATACAGTTGAATTAACTAACCGTTATGCGGTGATGGAGGGAATATGAATATGACAAAAGAAAACTTGGTGTTTATTGAAGAAGTTTCAAATAGAGAAGATGCCGCCTTGGATGCTATATTAAGTTTTGTCGGAGTTATATTCGACAGCAATGAATATACAAATTTCCAAATGGTTTCAATATTAGAAATAGCTAAGCATAATTTAATGTTTAACAACATGAAGAGATGCGAACAATTAAAGCCCAGTGAGGCTATGGAGAAAGAATGATCGACAATAGAGATACAACCGAAGGAAAGAAATGAACACTGAGCAACTAATAGGAACACTTTTGGCACTAATAAAAAATGATACAAGGAAAGTCTCCATAGCACTTATACAAAGAAAAATGGAGTTTGGGTATAGCCATGCAGTAGAAGTAATGGAAGAATTGATTCGTTGCAAAGCAATTATAAATCCAACCAATAAAGAGTATGAGTTAGCGCCTGAGATAGTAACAATGAGTGAACTATCAATAGCAAGAAACAAATAGTTTAGGGAAGGAATAAAAATGAAAAAAGTTAAAGACATGAACGGTACAGAGATAAAAATTGGAGACAGTGTTAGGAAGCACTATCTATTAAATCGAGAATCTAGCCCTTATAAAGAGGGTGTAGTTCAAAGAATCGCACCAATGCACAGCGATGGTGAAGCTATGATTTGGGCCGGCAAAGGTGGTGCACATCACCCATTGGCTTGTGTTGTAGTTAAAGCAATTAATTAACAATACTGTTTATAAAAAGGAATAAGAGATGAATTTAGAGGACTTTAGAAAAGAGATAAAACTTAAATATACCTTCGGGATAAATACGACCACTGGGGCTTCAAGAAGATATCACGACAGTAAAATGCGCATAGGCTCCGAGGTTCATACTCCAAAAAATGAAGATGGAGAATGGGGTATTGGAGAGAGAATTTATTACTTTGAAGACTGCAGAAAAGAATTTTCGTCAATTGAAGATTTGTACAATGAATACATAAAGAGACAAAGCAAATAATTGAAACAAGATTGTAAATAAAAAGGAATAAGAAATGGAAAAAAGGAAAGATGATAAAATTATCGAGTTAGCTTTAGCACACAATAACTTGTTAGGTGAAAACGAGAAGTTGAGAGCTTGTGTTGAGTTTTATGCAAACATAGGAAACTGGTCTGGGTTTGAGCCACACCTTACAGAGTCAAAGTGCATCTTCTCACCACCGATTGATAATGAATACAATAAAGATTTGACAGGTTTCGTTAGTGGAAAACTAGCAAGAAAAACCCTATCAGAATTAAAGCCTAGTAAGGCAATGGAGAAAGAATGGAAATTAAACACAAACTAACAGGTGAAACATTAATAAATATTTATAGAGCCACTCTTCGTGGTGCACATCACCCATTGGCTTGTGTTGTAGTTAAAGCAATTAACTAACAATACTGTTTATAAAAAGGAATAAGATGAATAACCAAGCTGAATTACTTTTATATAAAGTTCTAAAGACTTGCCGAGCTAAGTCGAATGTCGGTGTTGATAATTGGCACAACCTTCAAGTTGAGATTAAAGATCATTTAGAAGGTAAAGACTTAGACCTTGATAAAATTAAAGTAATTGAAAAGGTTTATGTAGATACACCTGCAAAGAAAAAAATCATAGGTCAAAGGGCATTCTACAAACTTAAGGCTGAAAGTATGGTTGCAGAAATTAATCACCTTAACTTAAAAGTCAAAAGGTTTGAACAGATGGAAAAAGGAATAATGAGCATTATAAATCAGAAAAACAAACGGTAGAGAGACAACTCTCGTATGAAAAGGAGAAGTTGAAAGAACTATTAAGAGAATTAAACACAACCAAAGGAAAGAAATGAGCGATGAACTAGCAAAACTAATAAATACACTAATCGAAAAAGTAGACACACTTTCCTATAGTAAAGGAAGGCTTCTTTCATGCCTAGAAATTCTTTTGAATAATAAAGAATTAATCAATGATGAAAAAATTGAGAAAGAAATAAGAGAGATTATATCTGAAACATACTAACCGCTATGCGGTGATGGAGGGAATATGGAAAAAGATTTAAAGAGATATTATGTTTCTGATTTACTCGGTGCAATTGATGAAAAGTACACAGCTTCTTGCGTTGAGGTTGATAAACTTACGGAAGAAAACAGAAAGTTCAAAGAGTGTACTAGGTTAATTATTAACGCTTTGCATAGCGGTGGTTTAGAGATGAGTGAGGGTTTTATTTACAGAGATTTTATCCAAGAAAAACTTAATTGTGAATTATAAGCACATAGAGTGAGAAGGAAAGATATGTTTGATTTAATTTTTGGCGGTGTTATAGGTGTGGGAATTACCTTTCTCATAATGAGAAAAAAAATTCTTGATTTAGAAGACGAAATTGCAATGATTAAAATGGCAATAGAGATGCATAATAAAAAGCACATAGAGTGCGAAGGTAAGAGATGAATAAAGAAAGAATTAAAGCATTGAGAGAAAATGCACCAATAAGCCAATTAAAAGCCATAAAGAGTGAAACACTAACAAGACTAGACAGCTACACAAAAGAGCGTGAAAGGTGTGTGGTCAAAAACTCAAATTACATCAACTACGGTCTAAACCGATCTATAATAAAAAACATAAAGTCGATTAAAGCACTAGAATTATTAATTGAAGAAAGGTCAATCAATACTAATGCGACAAGTCTACAGCGCAGTATCTGACAAAAAAACATTAAAACTTTATAATCAAAAACCTATATCGTAGAATAATCTAAATAACCCTGTCAAGGATGATAGATGGAAGAGCTACCATACAGGAAGCATTTAGTTGGGCTAGATCAAAGTGTGCTAATTATAAGCGACCTGCACAAACCATATTCCCACCCCGATGCAATACCTTTTCTAAAAGCAATAAAAGAAAACTATAAGCCAGAAATAATCATTAATGTAGGCGATGAGCTTGATAAACACGCCGTTTCGTTTCATAACTCAGAAACCTCCCTTTTTAATGCTGACAAAGAATTAGAAAGGGCAATAGAAGGAATACAAGAGCTAAGAGACTTGTTTCCAAAGATGTTTTTGTGTGAATCAAATCACGGCTCTATGGTGTACAGAAGATTGAAAGCAGAGGGCATACCAATTAGAAACCTAAAACCCCTACACGAGCTATACGATACGCCTAGCTGGTCATGGCACCACGAGATTATGATAGAAACACACCTCGGTAAGGTTGTCATAGTTCATGGTAAAACCAGCTCAAAAAACAAGCTTGCTTCTGAGTTTGGATGTAGTGCAATACAGGGCCACTTTCATTCGTTATTTGAAATAACTTGGCACCAATCTGTGCACTCATCTAGGTTCAATATGATAGTGGGTTGCTTAATAGACTCTGACTCAATGGCATTTGCCTACGGTAAAAACTTTACAAAAAGACCCATACTTGGGGTTGGCTGGTTAAACGAGCTGGGAGAACCTAGTCTTATCCGAATGCAATTAGATAGCAATGGAAGATGGAACGGTAAGTTATGAGAAAATTAATATTGTTTACTATGGAGATATATAAGAATTTAAGTTTTTTGTTAGCCAGTTGTTATAACTCGGCTTTTGAACCTTGAGGTTAAAACCCCGTGTAAGCTATCTGAATTGTTATCCAATTGTTATAACTCGGCTTTTGAACCTTGAGGTTAAAACCCCGTGTAAGCTATCTGAACTGTTAGCCGCATTACAAATAATAAATATTCTGATATAAATGTGTTATGAAATTAGAAATAGAGCTTATCAACATAGAACCCCTACCACTAAACCAGGTCTTTGCTACAGACTTTAGAACAAAAAAACGTTTTAAATCAAAAAAATATGCTCAATTTATATCCAATGTTAATGGACAATTAAGAAATTTTAAATCTCAAATAAACAAATTCAATAAAAAATACTCTATTGATGAACACTACATAGTTACAAATTATAAGTTTTACTACCCTATACTTTTAAAATCTGGAAGAAAGATATCTAAAACAAGCAAAGATGCCAGCAACCTGATAAAGACAATTGAAGATGTCATATTCAAGCAACTAACAGCAGACGACTCGCAAGTTATAAGTGTCAGTGCTATAAAAATACACTCAGAAAATATTAGGATTTACGCAGAAATAGAGCTTAAAAACATAAAACATATTATTTGATTTTACATAGTTTTTAGTTATTGGAATAATTTAATAGGTAATGGGGTGAGCTAAAATAGGTCTAATCAGATCGACTCGTTAGTGTCCTTAATCATCCCATTGCCGCTTCAAACGTGCCAAGACCCCCAGCATAATCCATCATGCTGAGAGTCGAGGGAATCTCAAATTACTCACTACCTATTCAGATAGTAAAGCAAGATTGTAAGAGTATTTCTTGTGCAGGGCTAAGTGTATGTGAAAGTTCTCACCTTCACCGTGTAGATATGCTAGTCTTTTAATCCCACTATTAGATAAATAATGGAATTCTTTATAGGCTTCTTTGTTGTTTATATATTGTACAATATCAGAAACCACAAAAGCATCTATGTTATTTGCTCTTATATCCATAGCTCTTCTCTCTGACTCGTTATGGGCACTAGATTCTCTATTTAAAGCCCTATCCTCTTCATCTGTGGTAATTGTTTCGGTTACAACTAAATCGATTCCATGCCTAGATTTAGCGTACCAGGCAAGGTCTCCGAATATCATAATGAGTGGAGCAGCTAAACTTGAAAAAAGCACGGCATCCCCCTTGTTCTTAAATCTATTCACTGTTTATGATGCATAGACTTGTTGTTATTTTTCACGTTTTTTTCGTGAAATTTACACTCTGCTCTTTTGAAATCAACATTTTGACAAATATCAAAGCTTTTTTGATACTGATAGCCATTTCCAAATAGTGCTAAAATTGCAATTACTAACATGAAATCCCCTTATGTTGTTAATTCGTTAAATAATGAAACTGTTGCTTTCCATGTGCCAGAGCCGTCTATATCAGCCCCAGATGGAAGCCAGAAGGCTTGCGAATTGTTAGACTCGGGCAATGCCTCCCTTATTGAGAAACCACTTATATTGGGAGTCACCGTAGTAAAAGAGGCGTTTGTGGTTGCGATAGTGTCCCCACTTCCAGCTCTAATACTAAGAGACAGACTAGAACCCAATTCCCCAGCATTAACACCGTCAACAGTTACTATATCTGTACTTGCACCTGTTGTTGTAGAAACCTGACCCTCAAACCTATAACCAGATGGTACTGTGTAGTTTGATTGCTGAGACACCGCAATAATTGAAGATCCTATACCAGCTTCCGACGTTAGTGCCGATGCCGAGTCTATAGAGAAAGAACCACCGTCTGTAACAAATGCAACAACGTAAGCATATTTTCCTGTTGGTATTGTATATGAGCTGGTTTTAACGCTCACAGATGATGGCTGAAAATTAAAAGGTATGCTAATCATGCTATTTCTCCAATAAAATAAACCCCAAAACGTCCGATAGTTCCACTTGATGGAAGCTCACTAACGTCTAGTCTAAGGTATTGTCCTGTTGTTATTGATTGATATGTTGCATTAAAAACGGTATTTGCAGACTCATCATAATCACTTGCTGTAGAATAAACTATTTTAGGCTTTGTTGTGAAAACACTATTTGAGGCTGTAAAGTCCGCCGTGTCCGAGAGTTGCACATCTATTTCTAGGTTTCCAGTTAAGGAACCTTTTGTAAAAATGTAAACCTTTGCATCTGTTAAGTTAAAGTCTGACTCGGCTCTATATAAATCTAAGCCTGTTATTGCCCCACCACCAGATAAGGACGCTGCATTCAAAACAATCTCGTTAAAAACAACTATTTTCCCAGAAGAACCTTCTACTGCCGTTATTCTTGAATCTAAATCATCTTGATTTGACTTAATAAGATCGAGAAGCTCTTTTTTTAGTGGGTCTCCAACGTCAAGGTTGCTAGAATTAATTGTGGTAAAAGCCATATTTATTCCTATTTATCCTATGAGGTTTTGAAACATTTCGTTGTCCGAACTTGTGTCGGGTACTAATGAATCATTATCACAGATGTAGCCATTCACTATCTTTTCAGAATTGTCGGCACTTGTAAAATCATTAGCTGTATTTGCGGCTATATTTGCAACTCTGGAAAATGTGTTGCCAATATCGTTTATTTCTACAGTGGCACCCTCGGCGGTTCTACTAACCTTATTAACTATTCCTATTTTTTGCCTATCTCTGCCACCGAACCTCTTTGGTATTCGATCTAGCTTTAAATTTATCTTACTATTTAGCTCTAAAAGTGAAAGATTTAACTTGCCACTTACAGTAATTGTGGATTGACTTAGGGAGTTATAAAATGCGTATCTCTGACTAACAACGGTGGCATCTGTGAGGCTGTATAAATACAAATCTATATCAAGTTCCCTAGTAGAGCCTATCATATCGTCAACAAACTCATTCGTGTATTGATATAAAAGCTTAGAATCATCACCAGTGAATTTGTCAGAAAAGAACTTATATGATGCATTAACCTTTCTTATTATCTCATTTCTAGACCTAACAGAAGAGATTTTTAAGATATCATCATCAAAAATTGTCAGCAAATCACTTGGCTTTTTAGGTGAAAGAACCTCATATTTAAAGTCCTGGTTTCCATCTATAACCAGTGAGCCAAATATAGATTTATTAATATCCTCTATTACTGATCTTATTTGCTTTACAGGGCCACCTATTCTAGACGGTGTTGCGTAACTTATAATATAAGGTGTTTCTAGGTTAGCTTCCAAAAAGGATGCCTCATTTATATTTGATAGACCACCGTCGGACTTTATAAGCTCTCTTACTGCATTACTGCCAGTTTTTATCCACTCACCAGATGAGTTCTCCATACCTATACAGTCAACGGCAACTATAGACTGATCATCTATTACGTTAACGTTTTTCTTCTCCCCATTTGTTGAAGTTGTAGAGCCAGCATAGGAAGTTCTAACCAACACGGTAGTGTCATTTGTAGCATCATCATAATCAACGCTTAAAACTTCATACCATGTGGTGTGACTTATATCATCACTTCTAATCCAGTCACGAGTAGATAGTTGCGTTGTGTAATCGGCACCGTTTACTGTTATTGACCTAGAGCCATTAGTGAAGTCTAAAGTTAAAGATATTCCCACGGCTTGAGCAATATTAAACTCGCTTAACACATCTAGTTGTAAAATGGCGTCGGTACTTGTGTTTGATACTAACCAATCCCTATCTATGAATATCTCTTCACCGTCCAAATAAGCCTTTCTGAGGGGGTTTTTTGTTACAGTCTCCCCAATGGTAGGGATACCAGTTGGAAGCGCAGCAGTCAGGGTTACATTATCATCACTTACCCTACTGATAAAAGTGTTAAGACCGCCCACATTAACAAGGTCTCCATCTAAAAAATCTGTAGCGTCGGTTAATTCAAACCTTCTAGCTGTTACGGCATAACTAACTGTTGTGGCTGGACTTCTAAGTTTATGCCCTGCTATGTGCCAGGTTCTATTTTTCTTTCTCCAAGGGGAGTTAGGCTTATTAGTAATAATACCAGAGACTGTTATTTCTAACTCGTTATTTAGGGTTATTTGTGTGTCACTATCAACAGAAGCAACACCAAACCTATAGTTTTGATTTCCATCATTATAAATTAAATTATCTTCTGGGGAGCACTCATCTAAAAATGATGTGCCTGTGCCTGTTAGGATTTTTGAACTTGCCGCCCCAGAGATAGTTCCAGTTAATGCAAATCCGTCTAGCACAGAGTCAGTCGGAACGCACCTGAGTTGGTCTAATTGCCCGAAAACCTTTCTTTTTGGTGTAAATAAGAATCTTTCTGGCACATCACCATCAGAATCCGTAA